ACAGCATCACGCTTAGGCATATCGATAGACCCTGTGCCTTTCTTCATGCCGATTCCAGTTGAGCCGAAATAGCCCCTCATTCTTTTTCCTACCGAATTATCCAACCTTCCAGATGGGGTCATGTATTTCCCTTCTGCGAGTGCGTTCATATACTTGGCGGCCTGCTTCACGCCTTCGGAAATCTTGTTGCCACCGAACTTAGATGCGAACGATCCATCTCCGATGAAACCAAAGTCGTATGAATTGGCATTCTTGCCGTTCTTTCCGCTCACCGCTACCCTTAACGCTTGCCACAAAGGAGGTCGTCCTTTTTTTGACACGAAAGGATTAGGGCTTTGACTAATGTGCTTTTCTGGGTCGAAGTTGTATTTGTTTCGTCTGCTAGTTAATTCGTTAAGGAATCTGTTTCTAGCCTTTCCAAATAAGTTTTTCTTTGGGTCCATTCCAAGAGTATTGTACTCCATGGCCTGCTTCATTTTTCTGCGATGAGATAGCGCCGTCCATCTTAGGGCTCTCGCTACAACTCGCGGATTCTTGTCGATTAGATCATTGAGGAATGGTTCGGCTTCATCTCGAACCGTGATTTCCATGCGTACGCTCATCTTATGCGACCGCGCTTAACCTTGTGGTTAGCTGTGCATACGAAGGTGTACAATCCATGTTCTTGCTTGATTTGCTGAATGCGCCAGTTGGTCCCTGTGGATTCTTGGCGAATAACTTCGTCTTGCTTTGGTAATGCAGGCATCCATATCTTGGCAACATAAATATGAGCAAGAGATGAGATGCCTGCATTGAATTCTACTTCTGCTCCTGCTCCAGTGTTGAATGAATCAACATCGATTGAAGCTTTGATGGGAACCTCGACATTAGATGAATCAACATAGGAGCAGTCCTCCTCGATAGTTTTGCTACCGAGGTGGACTCTCTTAATGTCGTCTTCTAGTCTATCGAGAAAACCCAATTCGCCTAGAGGTTACCGAGCAACCATCCTGCTTCTGAGAGCATTTTTTTCTCACCACGGTGATGACGAACACGGATAACTGTTCCGCGAGTTGCATCTTCGTAGTAAGATTCTGTACCTGACAATGAGTCTTCACTCCACTCAAGCGTGAGGCCAAACTTAGGGCCACCTGCGATTGAGTTTCCTGCAACACTCAAGAAAGCTTTGTCGTCGTCCCAGATGTAAGCACCGGCCATAGCCTCGCCTTCACCGTTAGCATCGTAGATACCTGAAGCGATTTGAAGTTGAGGAACATCCAAGAATGCGCGAACTGCTTGTACTTGCTCAGATAGATTCATGGCAGATACATTCACGACGCTCTTGGCATTGTCGAGGTATTCGGCAGTTTTTAAAACGTCTTGCATTTTCTTTTCAGTCAATGTCAAAAGGTTGGGCTTCATACCGATGGCCAATTCAACTGAACGCATAGCGTCACGGGTGTCTTGCTGAGGTGTTGATGATGGATCGCTCCATGCTGTGCCAACATTGTTTGCTGACTCAGCATAAACAAGGTCGCGGATGCGAACTTCTTGAGACTGAGCGAGAACACCGTTACAGATGTCGGTCGCAACCATTTCGGCATTGATGTAATCTGAATAGATGCGAGCAAAAGTGTCGTCGACGACTTCCTCCCAACCATGTTCTTTGGTTGTGTATTCGTCACTGCCGAATTCGCTGAACCCACGGCCATAGCCTGCGCGTGGTGCGCGTTCGGTCTTACCCGTGCGCATAAGCTCCTTCGCACTAAGCTTAGGGAATGGTCCAGATTGAGCGCCCACAGATACGATGGGCATAATGTTCGTGCCCACGAAACCGCGACGTGCGTTTACAGCATCGAAGTCCAGAGCAAGTTCTTGAAGGTCAGGTCGTAATTGAACGCCAGATGTTTGTTGAGCCATGGTCTAAATCTCCTTAAGCTAGGCTAGTTGGAACAACTTCGAGGATGGCGTTGTCGGCACTAGCGGCCTCCAATGCTACAAATCGAGCCGTCGTGCCTGCTGTATCGACCTTGCCGTCAGCAGATGCGTAAAGTGTTGCGCCAATAGTGATGGCCTCAGATGCGATGGCTTTAAATGTGCCTTGGCTATTCACCAATTTTACAGCAACATTTTCTCCAAGAGCGGCGTTCGCCTGAGCGAAACCGATAGCGAATTCCTCGCTTCCTGCGACAGCAACACCAGTTGCGGTTAGTTTGACTCGCTGATAAGCAGAAATAGCCTCGTCAGCAAGCTTGGTGATTACACCAGATACATTGAATTGAGACATTTCTTATGCCCTCCCAGTATGTTGTTTGTATAACTCTGGGAATTCGCGCGATGCTTTAACTAAAGCTTCACGATGGCCCAGACCGTCTTTTTTGAATTTAGAGATAGCTCCCATGAAGTCTTTCACTTCTACTTCTTCGCTTTCGCCTGCTTGATTTTCGCTAGACGAAAATTGAACAGCACTTGCGCCAGATGTTGCAGAAGATTCTTTTTTCTTGAATTCGGAAACTTCCAATTCCAAGGCTTCATTTTTTTCAGTAAGAGATTTGATCTCCTCTGCTTGCTTACCTAACAATTCAGAACTGAACTGCTCGATATTCATGCCTTTATTGAAGCACTCAAGAACGAAGTTTGCATCTCCGCACATAGCACTCATTTTAGACAAGTCACTTTGGACCGATGCCCGAACATCGGCAGTATTAGGCGCATCGGCCATATTGTTCTCCTGTTTTACAAAAGAGGTTACAGTATCCGGCACATGGCCAAATAGGGTGAAGGAAGACTCCATGATTGGAGCATTCCGAAAAACGTAAAGTGGTCCTTGGTGGGAGAATCCATCGACTTCGACCTCTGCCCCCTCTACCACATATTCCGCGTCGGTATTGTCTAGGTCAAATCTTAGAGATGTTTCCATCAAGCCTCGACCGTCTTTGACGTACTTTGCGTTGTCATTGTCTAAGAATTCACCCGAGAACTCGACGTGATCGCCAGAGGTGTCCATAGCGTCTATGCGCCCACTTAGTTTTGCGGTGTCGTGATCGATCAATGCGGGGATATTATCCTTGCGCATCTTCATGGAGCTTGTCTCAAAAACAAAAGCTCCCCAATAAAAATGCTCAACAACTTGGCCCTTCTTATAGGGCTTCATTGAAAATGTGGATGCGCCTTCCTCTAGCTCAACATCAGTTGAGCCCATGCGAAACTGTGATGCTTCACTCGGTGCTGTCTTGATTTTGTCCATCATCTTCCACTACTTGTTCGGTTTCGTCAGTAAAGATCTCTTTCTTAAAATCCTTAGTCATGCCTAGTATGTCTCGGGCGCTCCATTCTTCATCTGTTTGTTTTACAACATTTTGCGCAATTTTTGAAGCCTTAACAATTTCGCTCTCACGTTGCCTTAAAAGCTCCTCCCAATCTTGGCCATTAGATACCGCCACGTCTTTAAGCGTCGATAATCCCGAAAGGATTTTCACGATGTCTGCGTTAGCTTCTTTTAATGGGTCAACGGAGATCCCTTTGGGTGGAGTCGCGGAAATTTTATATTTCCTTTCGTCCAACTCTCCAGATTCAATCTTACTTTCCAGAAACCATCTTACGATAGGTTCCATGAATTCAGATACCATCCTGCGATGCTCGCGAACAAAATTCTTATGAGCCACTTGAAGAGAAGCTCTTGCCGACGAGTAATTGGTTTTCGAAAAGTCAAGGCTAGTTAGCTCCAAAGGTAGACCAAATGGCAATCCTGCAAATCTTAGCATCTGAGTTACGAATGGCCCGAATTGCTGACCACTTTGTTGCGCACCTAAAACCTTAGCTTGCTCACCTACGTTGAGATAAAGGATAGATCCTGTTCGCACATCTTCCTCGCTATACTGCAACCCCTCAGTATCCGTGACCGAGTTGGTTTCCAATGCAGAAGGGCCGCCTTTTTGCTCGATGACCATAGCATGAGACGCAGAGACTTTTTGCTGAACAACCGATGCTTCAATGAAACCATCTATGTCTTCAAATAGGTCAATGCAAGAGGAGAAAGAGGTGACGCCTCTCGTCATAGATACTCGATGCCTCTCTGCTAAAAATATGCAGTCCTTGGCATCAACAACTACTGGATCAACCTTGGAGTTACGGCCCCTTTTGTCATCATGGGGGTAAATGTAAAATTTCTTAGGCAACCCAAGAGGATCAACCTCTACGCCATTGATAATGTTCTTGTCGCTATCCTGTTGTCCGTTTGGATTCCTGATTTGGTCAGCTTCAATGACCTGCAATCGGCCATCGTTCGTTTTGATGATGAGAACGTCGCCGTCAATCTTTTTGGTTCTATAAATGACTCGCTCCAACTCTGGACCAGTCATCATTCCTCGCACCTCTGGAGAGCCATTCCAATATTCATTCCATAGTCTCTCCGCGCGATCATTCCATCGTTTATTCGGAGAGTTTATTTGAACATTGATGCCATTTCCGATAGTGAAATCAATCATTCTGTCAATGATGGATTTGACGATGTAATTGTCCCTATCGAGTAGCCTAACCTTCTCGCGCAACGTGGTCATTTCGCTCTCAGGCATGTGGGCATTGCCCGATCCCGTCATGAGCGAAGCTTGAGGGCCAGAACGCCTTGCTTTTCCGTGCTTATAAGACATAGCGGATCTAGCCAGTTTGCGACTAGCGGCCTTTTGTGGGTTGACGACTTCGTAGTAACCGTCAGTAAACTGAACCAGTTTATCTTTGATTCCCATTATGACCTTCTATGCCTAACGGCTACTCGTCGGTTGGAAAGAGCACTGGAGTTAAGATCTCGCTCCTCCATTTCAGTGAGGCTATTTTTGATGTATCTAATGCCCTCCCTATATTCCAATCGCCTATTGCCTAATTGATAATCGGGCATGGATGCCATGGTGAGTTCTGCCGCAATAATCCACCTTCTACACTGGAGATATTCCCCTGCATGAAGGGACTTTTTGGCCTCGGCAATCTCCTCCTCTATCTGCTCTTGGGTGGATCTGCTCTCGGAGAGTAAAGATTCCTTGACCGCATCATCGATGCCCAGTCCACTAATGAAAGCTTTCTGAGCAGACGAGAATCCCATCGTTGCAGACAACAAATCGACCGCCTGATCAGCGGTGATGATGGTGTCCGAAAGCAACGTGTTGATGCTATCGATTTGATTTTGTAGCAATGCCATTGTAGACGATAATGATTAAGAGAAGTGATCGGTCAAATGTTCGTTTTACAACATTTATCTTTTACGGACAATCTTCATTCGGTATCGACAGGTTGGTTTTCGGCAGAGTCGATACTGGAAGAGTTTAGTCGTGCTCGTAGGCATGGTGTCAGGCGAGCCACACCTGTGACATCTAGGCATCCCTTCTGTAAGTCTGTACTTGCTTGTAGGAAACTCTTTCTTTTGAGCCTCGGTGTACTCTGGTTCATCACTCGTACATTCGGGAGGATCCTCTTGAGGAAAACCATCCTCCCCCTCCAGTTTGGATACGCCTTTTACTTGGGGCATTGTCCTCTCGTCGTCTCGATTCGAGATTTTGCCTTTCGGTTTGTTTGTGTTTTTTCGCTTGCCTTGCACCTCGTTCCCTCAAAAAATATGCGCCTGCTACATTATAAGAAGCAATGTCAAAATAGTCATTCCTCCTCCTTTTCTTCTCCCAAGTAAAGCTCTCGCCCATTGGGTCGTATTTTCTCTCCTCTGCTGTCATGTGTCTAAAGAAAGATATCTCCACGTCGTTTGGAACATAACGATATCCGTCCACATCCTCTGATTCGATCAAGTACCTATCGTGAACCAATGCTTTCGTATTGTCCACCTCGATAAAAAACAACTGGTTCCCGTCCTCCTGTTGACGAATAGACATAATCGTGGGGATGGAGTAAATCTCCTTGCCTCCAGTGAGCTTTTGGATTTGCCCCCTTGACCTACCCACCAATC